GCGTACGCAGACAACTGCCACAATGCATGTGCGTCGAAGGTGTGCTCACCAATCTTCATATCCATGCCCGCTACGTCTGGTGCCATCAAAAAGACGTCACCGTTAAGGCACTTCACGACCATGAGCTGATCATCTCCGAACGAGATGTTGTAGATACCGGGCTCGAATTCATCATCGTCCATCTTGATCAACACCCACTCCAACAATTCACGCGCACCACCCTTAGTCCACGCAAAGCCGACAGCAGAAATACTGTATCGACTCTTGGTGAAGGGGATAATGTGCTTCTTGTAGGAGCGGACGACAATCTGGCCGAGGATTCGCAGCGGGGCACCTTGTACACCGAATGGCCGCACCTTGGTCAGGTACTCGTCCCGTTCGTAGACATCGGTCTTCGCACTTAGCATCATCACCATCTTGGGGAAGTCGGGGTGGGATGGTTCGTTCTTGGCAAGCAGACCGGCCGCCCCTTCCTCTTCAAGAATGTTGAGGAAGTCCTGAGCGGTAGCAGCCGCCTCGGCCGGAACGCCCTGATCCATCATGGTAACACCAGATCGAAAGTACGGCGCACCCGGATGTGCATCCGGGTTAATCTCGGGCATAAGGCCAAGCACAGTGGCGTCCTCCCCTGCAAGGGAGGGTTCACCATCGAATGGCAACATTTCCAAGATCTTGGACATTTCCTCCGGTGTGACCGGAGGGGCCGTCTTCTCTGGAGGTGGGATCTGGGCGCGAAGGCGCGCGACGAGACCAACCACACTCCCCGACCCGTAGTACTGCTTGGACACGAGCTCCTGGATGCTCTTCTTGCGTTCGGCCGGAATACCTTCGGCCTGAGCGAACATCATCCACTGAAGTCCATCATACTTGCCTGTGGTAAAGGTAAGCAGAGGATTGACGACAGTCGGAGCAGAGTATCCGGGAGGCAGGTACTTCCCAGGTACGGTGGAGGAGTTGAGAGGATGCGCAGCGTGGAACCCAGGCACTTGAAGAAGGCGCGATCGCACCACCTCGAATGTCAACAAATCCTTGTCGATTGGAGGAGGTTTGAAGGCCTCATACTTGGGACCACCATGATTCTTCGAGGACTCAGAAGACGCCGATCGACTCTGAGTTTTCTCGATAAGTGATGTGAGAGAAACACCCTTGGATCCAGACATGTAGAGAGACATAGTGCTAATACGTGTTGAAATCGGTCTTGG